GTCTCGGCGGTGATGACGGCGGTGAATCCCTTGGCCGTCGCGGAAATCTCGGCGGCGAGTGCCTTGTGAATGGTGGTCATGCTTCCTCCCACGGTCCCGACATAGCGGCCGCGTCTGCTTCCATGTCTTTGATGATCTGCTCGTAGTCGTCGATCAACTTCGGCTGCATGGAGCAGCGGCAGTTCGGGTGCAGCGGAGGCCCGTCGATGTCCTCGTAGTCGAGCGCCAGTTCCCCGCCGTCCGCGCCCGTCAGGATCGCGCCCTGCTTGAAGAACGGGTCGTTGATCCCGACCGACTTCTGGCCGAACGCCGCGGCCGCGGCCTCGCAGAACTCGCAGGGGTCTGGCGCGAGGAGCCAGGTCTTACCCTCGACTAGTCCAGTGGACTTCCACGCCTCGCTCTCGGCCTTGCGCGTCGCGCGCTGCGCCTCGGTGCGGGCGATCGTGATCGCGCGAGAACGGGTCGACCGCTGCGCGTCGCCGCGCTCGCCGGCCCACTCCTGCACACGGTCTGCCAGCTGCTCGACCGTCTCGCCCGTCTTGATGCCGTCTCCCAGAATCTTGGAGACACGGACGGATGTGTACTGATTGATGCTCCGAGCAGACGAGCGCGCGAGGCGCACCGACTCCGAGCGGACATACGCGTCGAGGTTCGCCGTATCGGGCGTGAAGTCCGGCACGGCCGTTACGAGGTTCTTCACGGTGTCGCTACCGAGCGTGATCCCGCTTTGGAGCGATGCCTGGAGGTACGGACGCAGCGCCGCGACGAGTTCTCGATCCCATCGGGCGCTCTTCAGGAGCGACTCGACTTTCAGCGTCAGTTCCGCGCTCGGCGCACTCGACGCTCGGAGTTCCTTCAGCACGGCCGAGACCTGACGCTGCAACACGCGGTCGACCGCGCCGGCGATTCGCTTCTCGTCGTCGGTGATGTCGTCGAACTCGCGCTGCGCGTTCGGCTTCGCCTTGGTGTGGATCGACGTCGGCTCGTCCTCTCCGAGCGCCCAGAGCGCCTTCTGGGAGATCCGCGCGCCGTCTCCGCAGCCGCAGCCGCAAGCCGACTTCTCGCCTTTGCGCGCGCGGTCGAACTCCTCGACCTTGCTGCGCGCCCAAGCGCGGCCTTCGTCGCCGCCCCAACCGTTCCATGCCTGCCATCCCGCGCCCTGCTCATCCCAGGTCGCGCCCTGCTTGTCGACTTCGTGGCGATCGAAGTACGCGGCCATGCGTCGGATCGTTTCCTCGGAGACGGCCACGCGGTTGGCAAGGTCTCGCGCGCGCGCGATCCCTACCGCAGTCATGCCACGCTGCGACGGCGGATTCTCGCCGCGGACCTCTAGCGCCCGCGCGGCGTTCGACGCGACCGATGCCGGCGGCTTCGTGTCGATGTCCTCGAGCGCCTTGTTCCCTCGGTCGCACATGGAAATGGCGATGGCGACCGCCTGGTCCTGCTCGTAGCCTTCGTCAAGCAGCGTCCGAATCTTGTCCGAGACGCAATCCTCGCCGGCGGCCTTCTCCTCGGCGTCGGCGTGGACGCCGAGCGTCAGCCGCGCGTCCTGGCAGCTGCACTTGGCCCCTTTCGTCGTGATCGGCTCCACATCGGCGGCCGCCTGCTCTGGCTCCGCGGCGACTGGCTCGTCGATCGGCGTCGTAACCTCACCGCCGCCGCCAGGGCCGGCGGGGCCAGACGGGGAGGCCTCTGGCGGCAGCGGGAGGGACGGGGTCGGGATGCCTCCGAGCGGCGCGTTGTTGAAGAGCAACCGATCGGCCGCTTCGTCCTCGGACTCGGGTAGACCCTGCAACTCGCGCGCCTCGTTTACCGTCATCAGACCGCCCGAGACCGCGGCGCGAACGCGCTCGAACTCGAATCGCTCGTCCGCGAGGACTGGATTGTCGTACGCCAGGAAGGCGTCGTCCTCGATGCCGAAGAGCGGCAGGAGCGACTGGTTCAGCGTCTCCTCGTCCATCCGCAGAAGCGGCAGGATTGTGTTGGCCTTCCATGACGCGAAGCCGACCTGCGCCGATGCGAGGTTCGGGTCGTTCGCCTTCAGCATCGAGACGGGAACGCCGAACACCGCGGCGATCTCCTCGATGATCTCGACGCGGCCGGCGAGGTCCTTCGTCGGAAATCCCATCGGCTTCAGGTCGACATCCGACGACATCGTGAGGAATCGCCCGGTCCGCTGCCGGCCGCGCAACTTCTCGTCGATCTGGACCTCCAGCCGCTCGATCTCCTCGGGCGCTGCCACGCCCTTGAAGGTGAGGAGGTAGTCGGGTCGCGCGCGGTTGGCGAAGAACGCGAGGTCCATGTCGTGGATGGCTTCGTTCGCCATCGCCGCGCCCCATGCCGCCTCGGCCTTTCCGAGACCGTAGTAGAGGTCCGCGGGATTCGGACGCTTGAAGTGGATCACCTCGTCCTCTGGGAAGAAGCGACGCTGCTCGCGGCTCGCGCCGTAGAGGAAGCCGTCGATCAACTTCTGCTTGCCGGGGACGATCTCGATCCACTGGCTCGGCATGACCCAGAGTTCGGACGGCCGTCCGAGCGTCTGGTCGATCACGGGATGGAGGTACGCGTTGCCCGTGAGTTCCGTATAGAGGACGCGCAGGATGGTGCCGTCGAATCCGTTCGTGTACGGATTGAACTTCGACAACACCTCGAGCACGGGGTGCATCTCGGTAACGACCTCGTAGTCGTCGCCGTACTCGGCAGCCTTCGACATGACGCGCGGCGACGGCTGTACCGACGCATCGCCCGCGAGGTACGCCTTCGTCCGAAGTCCTGGGCGGCGCGTCTTCCAGAGCGACTTCTGCTCACCGCGGCGACGGACATAGAGACGGATTGGCTGCGACGCGACCGCCACGGCGTTGAGGTTCGCCGCCGCGTAGATCCAGCTGCGGTAGGCGTTGACCGCGGCAAGCGCGGAGAACGGCTGCCGCTTGCCATCGCCGCCATTCATCACCTGCATCGAGGTTTCGATATACCGCTGCGAGGTGAATGCACGCTTGATTCGGGAGAGGAGGTTCATCAAATGACCTTCATGATGAGCGGGCGGCGTTGCCGCCGCGCGTGGAGTGCGAGCGCGAGAGCGCATACACCGTCGTCGTGGCCGGCGGTCGCCTCGTACTGAACCGCTCCCTTCGGGGAGTATCGGAAGCCAAACGACTCCAGTTCAGAGCGGAGCCAGCCTTCTGGGAAGCCTACCTCACCCGTCTGGACCGCGATCTGTAGTCCTTCCATCAACTGCTGCTTCGACTGCGAGGTGAACTTGAACCCCTCGGTACGGCGGCAGACCTTGCGGAGATCCTCGACGATCGGATCGCCGACGCCCGTCGAGTCGATCTGGGCCGGCAGCTGCCCGATCATGCGCGCGATGCGTTCGCGCGTGACGGTCCACGGCGACTGCCACCGCTCGAGACGGCACACATGGCCGCGCGCGTCGAGCGCGACGGCGACCGTGTAGTCCTGGCTCTTGGCGAGGTCGACGCCCCAGACCTCTGGAGCGGCATCGGACATCGGCGAGATGCACGCGCGGATTGCGTCGAGTCCGAACGGGTTCCCGCCGTCCTCCGCAGGGATTCCCTCGTACTCCTGCCGAAACACCTCGGCCGGCAGCATCCGCCGCGCGGCGTCGATCTCCTCGGGCGGTAGGTGCGGGTTGCTTGCCGAGCCGATGCGGAAAGCGCGCATCTCGCCCGTCGTGTCGCCCTCGGCCTCGAGGAACAGGCGATGGAAATCTCCCGTCCCCTTGGGCGTCCCGAGGAAGAGCGCGTGTCCCTTGCGGTCGGTGAGGGTCGGGCGGATCGCCTGCCGCCAGATCGAGAGCAGATGCGAGACGAAACCCGCCTCGTCGATGACGACCAGATCGTACGAACGAGATCGGCCGGCGTCCTCGTCCTCGAGCGACCAGAACTCAATCGCGCCGCGCGTCTTCAGTTCGATGCGCTTCTCAACGCGATCGTGCCTTGCGATCAACGGCTTCAGGGCGACCTCGAAGTCGCGCACGGGGCCGGCGAGGTATTTGTATGACGGCGCGAACCAACCGACCGTCTTCCCGCCCATCGCCTGGTACTGGGCGAGGACATGGCCGAATGTGGTCTTCCCCCATCGGCGGCCGATCTCCAGAACGGAGAAGCGCGCGAGGTTCGCGTAGACCTCGCGCTGCGATTCATGCAGGACTGCCTCTATGCGCGGAACGCGTACCCTCACGCATCCGTTCCGCTCTTCGGGATCGGCTCGATGATGACGGTCTCCTCGCGGATCTCCTGGTCGATCCGTTCGCGCTGCCCGAGCAGCTGCTTGCCGAGCCAGATCAGCATGGCGACATTCCCTTCACGCGCCTTCTGGAACTGCATACGCCGTAGAGACTTCTTCATCTCGGCCTGACCGTCTTCGATCGCGTCTTTGATGTCTGCGCGCCGGCTGACCGTCTTCGCGCAGATGCCGAGAAGACGCGCGATCTCCTCCTGGGTGCATCCAAGTTCGGCAAGCATCTTGACCTGCTTCAGATCGTGCGGCTTCTGCGATCCCTTCGGTCGTCCCATCAGATCGCGCCCCCACCCGTGAGCACCAGTTGCGCGCGCTCGACCAGATCCTCGGCGTCCGAATGCACCCACCAGTCCTCGATGTGCGCGTGCTTGCCGTCGACCTCGCAGCCGACATCGCAGACGCGGACATAGCCGTGCCACTCGAGCAGGTTCCGCATCAGGTCGCGGCGCTGCGATCCGTTCTCGAAGCGGTAGGCGTCATGCTCGACGCAGGCGATGCGGAACTTGACCTCGCCGAGCGGCAGGTCGAGCAGCAGTTTCGCCGTCATGTCCGGCGGCTCGATGTCGAGCGAGAGGAAGTCGATCCACCCGTCGCGCTGCCACTTGCGGAAGTGCGCGCGCCAGTCGACCGCGAACGCGTCGGCCTCGACATCGTTCGACGGGTTCCGCAGTTTCCGCAGCTGCTCCGCGTACTCGATGTCGCAGAGGACGCCGCGCCAGCCGAAGCCGGTCTCGAGCGTCCATGTGTTGGAAATCGTCTCTGGCTCACCCGCGCCGATGTCGATGAATGTCCCATCGCGCTTTCGGTCGAGCGTCAGCCATGCGAACCGATCCTGCCCGAGTTGGGAACGCCATCGCGTGTCGTGTTCCATCGCGCGTCTCCTATAGACCGAGGATCTCCGCTCGGCGCTCGGAGGATAGCAGAGCGACCGAGACGAGATAGTCCATGCCGGCAAGCGTCATCGGGTCGTCGCTGCGGATCTCCTGCGCCGCCTGCGCGAGTTGCTGGAAGTCGGCGACCTGGGCGTCCGTCGCGGCTGCCGCGCGGAACGCGGCGCGCTCCTGCGCGGTGAAGCGGAGCAGGAACTCGTAGGCGGTCCACGCCTGCGGCGGCCTCGGGACATCGCCGAAGAAGCGCGGA